TTATTCATTCTCCTTCCGATGTTTTCTTCTGAAATCCCAAGGCTTTTCAATTTTTTGCTGTGACCATAAGCCTTGGCGGCAGCGCTTTGCTGCTGCCTCAAATTTATCATATATTTCGCAGTTGTCGAAGTTCATGTGGTAATGCAGTGCCATGCCTTCCTTCAGCATTTCGGCGCTCACGTCCTTTTCTTCGTAATATACAAAAGCAACTTCACGGTTATACTTATCAATACACTTAACTTTCAAGCGGACTGTGCCTTGGCGTAACAGTTCGCTTAATTTTTTTGTTGCTTCTGTACCAAAGGGTTGCTCTCTTTCCGGTGCATCTATCATAGCAAGTCGTATGCGGTGCTTTTCTCCTGTTATATCGCGCACATGGATGGTATCACCATCTATAATGCGTACCACATATGCTGTATAGGTGCTGGCAGGCCTCGCTTGTGCGCTGACTATGGAGGCTATGCCAATAAGACCGAGGGCAAAGAGAAGAAAGAGAGTATAGGTGATTATTTTATAGCGCATATTATGTTCCTTTTCTATAAAGATGGGCTGCCGTACTTTGTGTACGACAGCCCCTGTGCCATATGATTAGTTCTTAGTATATTTTTGCTTGTATATACTATTTACTGCTGTGCATATGGAAATTGCATCACAAGTCTTTCCTGCAATACACGGGTTAGGGTGTCGATATTGGCACTCAGCTTTTCAATTCTGCCTTCCATACGGACCAGAAGATACGAGCTGACGAGCATGGGGAACGCATAGTGTATCAAGAAGTAGCACCCTTATAAACAGGCAATACCCAATCATCGCACGTATGATGATTGGGTATTTTTTTATTTTTCGTATTGCAATGTGATGGAAACACCGTTTTTGAAAATAATTTTGATAATCCGGTTCTGCTCTCCTATGATGATTCTGCTGATGATTTCAGTGAGAAAATCATGGATAGGTTTCCTGCCGATAGCTTTGGCCAGCTTATAATAATCAAAATCGCTATTGGTATCCTGCAGCTTTTTTATCATTATGAGCTTCGAGAGTTGAGCAAGATAGGCTTCATCGGCACCGATGTCATTGCCTGAGAGGGATTTTATCTGCTTTTCTAGCTTGGCGATAGTGCCTTCAATGGCTGCCTTCTGCTCGAAGTATTCGGCTTCTGACATATCGCCATCATCAAACAGGTAGGCTCTTTTCAGGCGGCTGAGGGCACGTTCCTGCTTCTCTTTTTCCTTTTGGCTCTGCTCGACAAGCAGGGCGTTGGGATTATACTGGTTGGCCTGCTCAATGCCGTAGATGTGTTTGACGTGAGCACGTACAATCATATAAATCCTTTGCGCTTCTTCGATGCCGGTCGCGCCGGGGATTAGGTTGTCATTGAGCAGGTAGCTTACCAGCTGCTCAGCGCTTGCGAATTTAATGGCATTGGCGCAGGCTTCAATTATTCTGGCGATGAGCTTAAGTATCTGTGGCAGCAGTACGCGGTCGGAGGCGTAGCCGGAATGTTCTCCGGTACAAACAGCCGGCGCTTTCCAACGACCTGTACAGTAATAATAAGAGCTGTGGGTATGGTCGTGGATGCGGGTACGGTCCTTAGAGTTCATCGTGTAGCCACATTCAGCGCACTGCAGCAGGCCGCCAAAGATGTATTTGTCCTGGGCGCTGACAAGACTGCCGATGGGGGCCAGCCAGCTTCTGTTTTTGGAAAGCATCTCGTTACACCTGCGCCAGGTCTCTTCCGGTACAATGGCTTCATGCTGGCCGGTAACAACTACCCAATCATTTTCGGAGCGGTAAAAATCTTCGCGCCTGCCGGCATTGGGGTTTTGACGGTTATAGACATATTCACCCTTATAGAAATGGTTCTTTAGGATGCATCTTACCGTTGTATCGCTCCATAGAGTACCTTTGCGGCTTCTGTAACCGGCAGTGTTGAGAGCTGCAGCTACTTTTTTCAAAGCTTTCTCGCGCAAATACAGTTCAAAGATGGCTCGGACGATGGGAGCTTCAATTGGATCAGGAACCGGCCAGCTTTTACATTTCTTGCCGTTGGCATCTGTAGTGACAGGTCCAGGCATATAGCCAAACGGCACCCTGCCGCCGTTCCATTTATTTTCGTTCGCGCGGCCGAGCATGACTGCAGTTACACGTTCTGCAATGGTTTTGCGCTCCAATTCGGCGAAAATAAGTAAAATCTTAAGCATTGCTTCGCCGCCGGGGGATTGAGTATCGAAGGACTCATTCTTGCTGGCGAAGGCAACACCATAACATTTGAGTTCGTCATACAGCTCTAAGAAGTCCAGCAGGTTGCGGCTGATGCGGTCGAGCTTCCAGACGTAAAGGTGGCTGAATTCTCTGGCGCGGATGCGGTCCATCATAGAGCGGAAGGCAGGGCGGTTGAGGTTCTTGCCGGAAAAACCGGCATCACAAAATACTTCAATGTCCTTGATGCCGTTAAGGTCTGCGAGCTTGCGCAGGTCGCTTTCCTGCAGCGGCAGACTGTCTTTATCTGCCTGCATGTCGGTGGAGACGCGGATATACAGAGCAGCTTTTGGGTTTTGTGGTATAGTAATAGCGTGTTTAGCCATAATACACGGCTCCTTTCAATAGCTATGATTGTAAGAGCCGCGTATAATATGTTATAATATTATATCAGCTCTTGGTTGTTCGGGGGTTGATAATTGAGCGTGCTGGTAACACGTTCTTGCAGGTCCCTCGGTGCTGGTAACACCGGGGGATTCTTTTGTTTATAAAAGTATTGATATTGGAAAAAATACGTAAATTACTTACTTTCTACTTTACATTACGTAAATTACGTATTATAATATAGGTGTAGAGAATTTATAAATGGAATTGAGGTGATGAAGTGAAACGGCGAGATTTAGTAAAACTGCTGTTAAAAGCTGGTTACAAGCTAGAGCGTGATGATGGCGATCACACAATCTATAAAAAACCAGACAGCCGCTCCGTTCAGGTTCCAAGGCACCGGGAACTGAACGAGCTGACAGCGAAAGCAATCCTCAAAGCTGCGGGAGTAAAATAAAGATGAATTTTACTCCGCCTGCTTTGCGGGCTTCTTACTATAATCGCAATCATAAATTCAATAGCATTTAACAATAAAAGGAGGAAGTCGCTAACATGAAAAGGAGGCAAACACCACAAGAATACGTTTATCCTGCTGTGTTCCATGCAAACGAGGATGGTACGTATACTATTATTTTCCCTGATTTACCTGGTTGCATCAGCGAGGGCAAATCTTTGGGTAACGCCATGAAGATGGCCGAAGCTGCGCTCACGCAGTGGATTGAATATTTGAAGGATAGCAAGGAAGAAATTCCCGCACCTAGCAATTTGCAAAGCATCGAATTAGATGATAACGAATTTGTAAATTTTATTCAGGCAGATATTAAGGACAATAGGGCGGTAAAACGCACCATCAGCCTTCCGCGCTGGATGGATGAACAGGCCGCTGAAGAAGGTCTGAGCTTATCCAAAATATTACAAGAAGCATTGTCTAAACGCTTTATCGCAGTAAACTAATATATTTATCGTTGCGCCCCCATATCGGGGGCGTTTTTTCTTCCGCGTACAGGTTTGTCTGAATTTGCAATATGCAAAAAATGCATATTACTTTTTTATTTGCCGGCCATTTGCTGGTCATTTGCTGGCGGTATTCTAAAACTGAATATGTTGTTATAACGCAAAACATATGATATGATATACCCAGAGGTGGTATCATGGAAACAATCACTATAATCATTATCTTAATCATTAATACCATAATTAGTTTTTTTATAGCTGGATGGGTATGTTCTTTGCATGTAAGACAGATTATGGAGTACTATTATACAGATAAAAAGCAAAATGAAAAACGGCTGCTTATAATGGAACGACTGATTAGAAGCAAGATGCTTTAAATGCCCTATTCTTCATCCTTTCTGGAGGTTATTATGGTTTTAACAAAATCTTATATTGATGAGCTAACGCGTGACTTTAGTACTGAAGCCATACGCTTTAACAGCAGATTCAAGGAAGAGGACATTCCCCTGCAGATCACAGAAGAAAATTTACAGTACCTAATTACAAAGTTGTGTGATATGAGGGAAGAACTGGATAATTTGTACGATGAAAGGGAAGACATGGGTGCAATGTACGTCGAAATGATTAATGATTAAGTTCCCTAAATTATCCTAAGCTCTCCGCGCCTTCTTCCACCTTGTGCTGGAGCTTGGCCAGCTTAACATCAATCAAATCGTCAATTTCTTCCTTGCCGTCAGCAGCCAGCTGGCGGTATTTTTTTATGTGTGTTTCTTTCTGCCTAATCCATCAGTGCTGGTAACACTGGGGGATTTTTTGTATTAGTAAGATTGAGCGAGAAAATAAGAGATTGGCGGTTTTAAAACATCAGATTTAGGATAAACCTAGATTAGAAGAGATTGAAAAAATATACTAAAATGCTATAATATAAGTAAGTTAACTCGTGAAGGATAAGGCTGGGTTCCCGAATGGGAGTAGGTGCTTGGCACCGAGAATTCCTTTGCCCCTGGGGTTAACTTATTTTTTTATATTGTTCTTTAGGCTCTGGATGATGTGTTCAGGGTCTTTTTTTATTTCTTCAAAAATTAGGTTAAGTGCTTTTTCACTATAAGAATATGAGATATGTTTGCCAAGTTCATACTTATAACAATAATCTGGATTGCTTTTTAAATTATAAAACTTAACAAATAAATCAAAATGGTTTTTGTTGAATTCGTGCCGTTTATCTTCTGGGGCAGAAGGAGCAGGGTTTATAAAATTTAAGGAGTCACGATTTATCCAGTTGTTGATTCTTTTAATACAATCATTTGTTGAATATGGACAACGTTTTTTCATATCTTGAGGAGATTTAATTAGTTTGATAGCTTCTTCTCCCTCTTTGGCAATAGTAAAGATTGCAGTTGCTTCGCTTTTTTTCTTTGTTAAATAATAATCGTGGCGAATTTGAATAGCATAATTAGCGTTGTTTGTAGATGAAATAGATTCGGAAATTTGCATATTTGCTTTAAGTAAGCGTTCAGCAATTTCTTGTGGATATCTTGCTTTGATATATTCTGGCTCAATTGGGTCGAGCTTTATTGAAAGAGTTAAGAAATTTGAACCTAGTTGCTGTGTAATATCTATATTAAATTCATTCAGAAGTTTATTGATATAATTAATAACGCATGATTGGAAAAGTGGAGCATAAATTTGCTCGTATTCTTCTGTAATGAAATGGGTACTGGTATTACGAAGGTTAATGATTTGTTCTAAATTTAACCGAACAGGGTCTTTGTCATTAGTCATGATTAATTTTATACAATTTTCGAGATTGAGTGTTCTGTCGTTATTGTTTTTATAGTATATGCTTTTTTCACCTTTGGTTTTTATCAAAATTGCTTTTAAAAGTAATTCCCAAGCATTACAGATGAAAAAGGAGAATCCTTCTACCCTATATCTGATGGTAGGTTTGTTGTATACTTCGATACCTAAAATAAATGCTTCTTGACTTTTTAAAAGTAATTTTCCTGTTAGCGTATTATTAGTCATTGCAAAAACCTCTCTTTCATTTTTATTCTATAAAGCAATCCCAATAATGCCTTTAAAATTTAAAGATGCTAAATCCCTGCAACACCGTCAGCATTCAGCTGGCGGTATTTTCTATTTTATCCAAAACTGACAGGCAACAGCTTTTCCTATTATGCGGATGCTGTCAAAATCGGTTTCATGGATAATGATAGGCTTAAACATGGGATTTTCAGCTCTTAATTCTATATATTCATCGTAGCGGTAGAAGCGCTTTAATGTAACGGTATTATCCATCCAGACGGCAGCGATTTCGCCATTTTCAACTTCTGCCTGCTCGCGGATGAATACATAGTCACCGTCAAAAATACGAGCGTTAATCATGCTGTCGCCTTGGCACTTCAGGACGTAATCAGCATGCACGTTCAAATCTGTTTCCAGATATTCGCCTTCCTCCTGCACTGCGTCGATGGGCGAACCGCAGGCGATGTTGCCTAGCACTTTATATTTACGGTACTTTGCCGGCTGTAATACTGTGGGGAATGGGTGAGCAGAGGGAACTTCTTCCCAACCCATTATATATGCTGGTGTTGTATTCAGCGCATTAGCAATTTCCATAATTTTTCTTTGAGGTAATAATCTACCGTCACTTTCAATTTTATTGATAGATGAACGTGATTTATATCCAACTAATCTTGCCAATTCGTCTTGTGACATATCTAATTCAATCCTACGAGCTTTTATACGGTCTCCGATAGTGGTCATTATTGTCACTCTCCTTTTCTTACAGATTCATTGTAACATTGTGTAGAAAAAATTGCAACAAAATCATTAAAAGTTTGTTGACAAACAGGAAACAAAGAAATATAATGAGTATGTAGACAAAATGCCTACAAAAAGGAGGTGACAAAAATGACTGATACTGTCAAATTGGAAAAAGCAATTGCAGATAGCGGACTGAAAAAGGCAAGAATTGCGGGTGAACTCAACATTACATATCAAACTTTGAAACGTAAGATTAATAATGAGGTTCCGTTCAATGCTGGCGAAATTTCTAAAATGTGCGATTTGCTTAGAATATCTAATCTGAATGATAAAGAAGCAATTTTTTTTGCTCGTGATGTAGGCAAATAGTCTACATAAAGCAACGGCGAGTAATCAGAATCTGCTTATTAAGTAGTGTTGGCGGTAGGGAGGTAATGAAATGAAACTTATACTTACCCTTGATGAAGTTTCGGCCTGCGCTATGGCTTTGTTATCCAAAGCGCAGGAAGCCGAAGAGGAAGCACTGGGATGCGAAAAGCTGCGCTGTGCTTCTGCCGCTGAGTTTTGGAAAAAGAGAGCTGAACTTTACAGAAAGACTTTCGAGGCAGTAAAGGATCAGCGCGCCGGCTGGTGGGAGGAAGCGGAGGTGAAAAATGCGTAGACGTTCATGGAATAACAGAAGCCAACCGTCTGAAACGATTGGCTTCTGGAAGATTAAGTGCAAGTGCTGCGGCAAAGAAATGGTGTTTTTAATAAATCCAAAAACGTTACCTCATAGCAACAGCAGACTTGCTAAACATCTGATGAAAGGATACTTAGCCGAAAAGCTTAGATAAGATGAAACGGAGGCGAAGGTATGAAAGAAGAACCTGCACTCTCAATCAATATCACAGAAAAAACTTTCTGTTTGTGTATGTTAGCAGCTCAACAGCTGCTGAATACGATAAACAGCAAAAAAAGCTTCAGGGCCATTGTCGAACGTAGCCCTGAAGCCGAAAAAATCACCATTAAAATTTATACCAAAGACATCCCGGTGGAATAGGTACTAATTTTTCTAATGGTTCGTTTTCATCCCATGTAACCTCGAGTATGCGCGGCTTCCCTACGCAAATCATAAAAGCGAAGCGATCCACAGCATCATAAAACCGCTCATACTCATCCGGCGAAAGCGAACTTGTGTCTATCCTATAAGTTGTGACCATATTCTCATCTCCTTCCTGTGCTTTTATTATAGCACGGAACGCGAGGCGGTAGGGAAGAAGGCAAAAAAATGAGCATACAGTTTACGCCAGATGCACCGGCAACACGCCGCGCGTTTAATCGTCTGGCGAGAGAAAAGATGAAATTGCGCCTGCTGGCAGACATCCGCATGGACCTCATGGTCTGCGAACTTGAAGGCTGGGACAAGCTGGAATATCTGGATGAGCTGCTGGCGCTGGTGCAGGAGCTGAGGAAGGGAGGTGGAGGAAGATGGCAATAGCAATAGGGTTACTGGTGATAACTAACCTTTTCACGGGGTATCTGCTTTTGGGTACTCACTACAGATTTAAAGCTTTGGTTTTGTACATAGTAAAAAAAGGATACACTTCGCCGACAAAAGATGATCTGACGGAATGTATCAAAGAATGTGTAAGAGAAAAGCTTTAACCTATAGCAGATTTTATAAGGTTCGATATTACGAGTGAAGAAGCTTGCATTGCGGCTTCAAGCGATTTAACGCCAAGCATGTTTAAAACCTTCTTAACCTTTTCGTAAACGACGGGGTAACGGATGCTTTCTAAAAAAGCATGTCCTGATGGCGTTAAATCTGATACGCCAATGCTGTAACCGTCTGGAGATGCAAATTCATCCAGAAGGCCTGCTCTGATGCAATATTTAATGTGGTATACGATTTCGTCGTTGTCATAACGAGTGAGCAGTTCAAATTGAGGCGGCGGAATTGGCGGAGGCACTTCTTCGTATGCTTCTGCGAGGGATTTAGATAAAACTGTATCAATGTAAATTGCAGGATGACGCAAATCACTATTCGCTTCAGCCCAAAGCATTACATCACGGACGCAGTCAATATTTAACCTCATAACAATCACCTCCCTCCTGTGCTTTTATTATAGCACGGAACGCGAGGCGGTAGGGAAGGAGATGAGATTATGCGTGAAAATCCTATCATGAAATATTTGGCCGAAACCTACGGTATTACGCCGGATCAGCTGGAAGAAGAACTTAAGAACGCTAAAATCGATATCGGTATTTTCGTAGAACCTTGGGAAGGAGGGGAGCAATAATGAAAAAAATCTTAATCGCCATCCTCGCAGCTTGCTGCGTGTGGGCTGCGTATGACTACAGCCGTCCGGTTGACCGCTACGTTGTCAAGGTTACTGCTGCTGAGGGTGACACCCTGTGGCATCTGGTAGGCGGTGTCATGGATAGCGAAGGAGACCGGCGCGACATTCACGAGGTTATCTTTTATACGCGCCAAATCAGCAACATCAAAGGCACGTTACAGCCGGGGGACGTCGTATTGATTCCCATCGAGGTTCTCAAATAATGACTGTGCTTTCTACGTTCCACAAAAAGAAAAAGAGCATTGATATTGGCGTATCAATGCTCTAAGAAGTGAAAAATATGAGAAAAAGAATTAAATTGTTCACACAAAAGTGAAAATAAAAGTAAAAAGTGAAATCACATATATTATAACAAACATAAGGCGTGAAATCAATGCAGATTGAGTTTCAATTGGAAAGAAGAATCGGTGCTCTCAGCGAGAACCCTTCCGGCTACACAAAGGAGCTGAACGTGGTTGTCTGGGATGAGAAATACACAAAATATGACCTGCGCACCTGGAACCCCAACGGCAAGCCCGGCAAAGGCATTACGCTGACCAAAGAGGAACTGAAGAAGCTGCACAAGCTCATCGGCGAGGAAATCCGCCAAATGGGAGGCCACAATGAGTAGTATAACCCGTAAAAATAAACGTCGTGTAGCATTTAAATGTGCAAAGCAGGGCATTGCCCCGGCGCAGGCGATTGCGGTATCGGCAGCGCGCGAAATCAAAGCGACCAAGGAAGCAACGGCTGAGACCATGGAAGTCTTGCTGCAGGCCATAGCGCTCGTGGCGGCGCACGATTATGGCAAGCTCAACGCTAAGGATACCCGCCTGGATGTGTTGGCCAAACAATTATACCAACGCAGCATTCAAGTTAAGAAGCACCAACTGAATGAAGAGGAAAACAAAACCTGCCAGCGCTTTGCCGGTGCAGTTATGGAAATTTGGGAGGAAGAGGAGAAGAGCAATGGAAAAGCTTGACCGCTATAATATCATGCGTTTTATGTATGGCGTATACCATAGCCATCGCATCAGCTACAAAGACCATCTGCAGGCAGCAGAACGCAAACTGTCGCGTCATGCGGTGCCATGCTTTGCCTTGCATCGCAAAGCACGTAAATTGAAAGACATGGAGGGTTAGCAATGGTATTAACTGAAGGCCAGAAACAGGCAATTGAAAAGCTGGACGCCGAAATGGAAGCAGCTAAGGATCCCTGCTCTAAATACATCGCAGAGCAGCTCCTGCAGCTGGCAACATCCTGCCCGGAGGTTGCAGAAAAAATCCTTGAGGAAAAGAAAACCTTGGCCGGGGTGCTGGATGCCATCAAGGCAGAGGCCAAGAAGCACGCTGTTGGCGGCTGTGGCTGCGTGGATGAGGTGCAGGCGGTCGAGATTGCCTGTAAATATTACGATATCGATAATACAGAGCCTGCAGTAGGGGCGACGGCCGCGCACCAAGCGCTTGGCAAAACGCCTGAAACGTCGATGGATGCTGGCACTGGTGCTGCTGCCGTAAGTGTTAATCTTGATGATTTTTTCTGATATCAAGAAGGTGAAAGCAATTGAAAAAGAAGGCAATAGAGCAGGCGGTTGCTAAGTGTTGGCCCACAAGCAGAGAAAGACTACTGGCCGATAAAGACTTCCTGCACTTTATGCGGTATTTCCCTGCCGGCATTGGCGATAAAGTGAAACGCTATTTTAATCAGGTAGCCACGGGGAGCGGAAACTTTTTCATGGTGCCTGACCGTGAAGATAAGCAAAAGGCGGTTTGCAGCAGGTGTGGCAAGCACATCGTTCTTGCTAAGTCAAGCCATAAAGATAGGACAACTTGCCCGAAATGCGGAGCAGATGGTGAGGTTGTACATGCCTGGCGAAGAGCACGTACCCAAGCAAAGTATTATTTTACATATTTTGAACGAGCTCTGTATGACAAAGAAGCTATAATTGCTCGCAGCTTTGCTGTCTATCGCTGTATAAGCGCTGCTACGGGAGAAATATTTGAGGATTATGTTCCGCGCGAATATTACCTGATGCGCAAGAATGAAGCAATCCATTGGACACATGAATGCGATTTTTGGGGTAATGAATGGTGGAGCAAAAGAAGAAGTCTGTATAGCAAGGATTATGTTATGGAGCTTAACGGTTACCATGTATGGCTTGGATTGGACAGACTGGAGCCGCTTTTAAAGGACAGCTGGCTAAAATACAGTCAGTTGGACGCGTTTTTTAGGCTGACAGGTGCAGAAGATGCTTTCCGGTATATAGAGCTTTATCAAAAGCACCCGCAGCTGGAGTACATAATGAAAATGGGACTGTGGAACATAGTAGCAGAAGGCTTAGAATGCCGCAGTTTCCGTAATATATTCAATTGGAAGGGCAAAACGCCTAAGGACCTGCTTGGAGTGCCAATCGGCAAAGGAGATATGCTTGCGCTATCAGCTTTGGCGGTGGATATGAATACATTCAGCTTGGCGCTGTATCTAAAGAAAAATTCGCGCTTTAGTCTTGTGGACCTTGCACAAAAGCGTAAGGAGCTGGAACAGCTGAGTCACTTCGACACATGCGAAATGTTTGACACATTGAAAGGCTATGGCGTTTGCTCAGAAGAGACTTTAAAGTATATACTTCGACAGCAGCAGAAAAAGAAAAGATACTACAGCATACGAGGAGTTCTTATCGACTGGATTGATTACCTGCAAGACTGCGGAAAGCTTGGCTTAAACCTGGAAGATACGGCGGTGCTGAAGCCGCATGACCTGCAGCAGGCACACCAGAACATTATTACACAGCTTAAGATTAAAGCAGATGAAGAGCTTGATAAGCAGATTGCCAAACTTAAAGAGGAACGCAAGCAGTATAACTTTACCGCCGGCGTTTTTTTAGCAAAGGTTGCTGAAAGCTCATCGGAGCTTATTGCTGAAGGCAAAGTCCTGCATCATTGCGTAGGAACATATGCAGATAGGCATGCCAAAGGGAAATGCACCATTATCCTGATACGCAGACTGGAAGAACCGGAAGTGCCATTTTATACAATGGAGCTTGTTGGTCCTGAAAAGCGAATCATTCAGGTGCGCGGTAACCATAACTGTGGCATGACGCATGAGGTGGAAGCCTTTGTTGAGAGCTATAAAAAATATTTAGCAGAGCTAGGGAAGAAGAAGGGAGCGAAAGCAGCATGAATGACCTGCAGGTGACTCGCACGCCGGAGATGGTGGCGGCGGAAATCAATTTAATCAAAGACCAGACGCGTAAGCTGGTCCTGAGCAACAGCATTGCCATTGGCAAAAAGCTAAAAGAAGTTAAAGAGATGCTGGAGCCTGGACAGTTTGGCAAATGGCTTACTGAGGCTGTGGATTTCAGCCAAAGCACGGCCAACAATCTTATGCGCGTGTATGAGGAGTACGGCGCCGATCAGGGTGTGCTGTTTGGCAGCGCAGCAAAAAGCGACGTCGTGGAAAAGCTGACCTATACGCAGGCGGTCTTGCTGCTGGGTGTGCCGGCGGAACAGCGTGAGGATTTTATCAAGGAAGCGCATGTTGAGGATATCAGCACGCGTGAGCTGCAGGCGGAAATCAAAAAGCTGAAGATGGCCAAAGAAGCTGCCGAAGCCAAAGCTGAAGCTGACCATAAGCTGACCAGAAAGACCGAAGAGAAGCTGGCCAAGGTCAGCAGGCAGGCCGAAGAGCTCAGCATGCAGCTGGCTAGTGCCGCCGAAAGCAAGAAGATTGCCGAAGCAATGAGCAGCCAGCGCGATGTCCTGGAACATGAAGCCGAAGAGCTGCGTAAAAGCCTTTATAACAGAGAGCAGGAAACAGCTATCTTAGAAGAGCGTATCAAAGAGCTGGAAGAACAGCTCAAACAGCCTGTGACGGTGGCCACCAAGACGGAAATCGTTGAAAAGGTGCCGGAGGAAGTCATGCAAGAGCTGAAGGAGCTGCGCGAAAAGCTGGCGGAAACACAAAGCGATGCAGGCGCTCAGAAAGAGGCGCTGGAGCTTAAGGTGGAGATTTGGGCGGTGCTCAACGGCATCAATAAGCTGCTGGAGCATTTGGACAAAGTGCAGGATGGCAAGCGTGGCGCCGGTGTATGCAAAGCGCTGGCTAGTGCGTTGGCACAGAGCCAAAACCAGATTACCAAGCGCTTGGCAAAATTTGAGCAGGAGGCTTAGTTATGGAGATTATGCTTATTGATTTTGCGATTTATCTTATTGCGACAGTAATGATTATGTGCTTTGCAATCAGCTATATCGATTTCAAGGAGGCGTCTAAATGGAAGAATTCGAAGTAAAATTTATCATTCGCAAAGGCGGGAGCACAAAGGTACGCTACATGGTTAAACCTACAGATGCGGAACCGGAAGAAAGCATCGTGAGCAGGGCTGATGTGTTGCACGAGGATTTTCGCAAGCTTTGGGCGCTCCTGCCGGGAGTGGCACGCAGAATGCTTGAATTTCCGGCTAAAAATGAAGATGATTTGGTGGGTAACAAAAGTAAATTTTGTATCCCACAAGGATTTTGGCGATGGCATGCAGTTGGTAGTGCTCATGGATGGCTTTAAAAATTCGTCCGAGCCTTTGATGGTGGTAACGCGCAAATTTTATACTGCTGCTGTAGATTATTACAGGGACGGTAACGGAAAGCAGATCCCTCTGCAGATGCTCCTGCCTAAAGAAGTTAGGCTGATGGAATCCCTGAAGGAAGAGGCGTTTAATTACGCGTACTATTGTAAGCGTGAGCAGCCGACGGTAGACGAAGCTCAACACGCCTATGAGAGTGGAGCGTATCCAGATGAAATCGGGAGGGATAAAGCATGAGGCGTAAATGTAACTTATGCGGGCAGAGAAGCGGCAGTTGCAATCGTTATATATTGAAGAATGGCCAAGAAATAACGATTTGCCCGAGTTGCCTTGCATTTAGCGATGATGAAACTGCTAAGATAGCGCGTCAGGCGCATAAAGAAGGCTTATTGGTGAAAGGAGCAGGCAAGAGATAAAAATGAACGAGAAAACGAATGATTTGACTGAAAGCTGCATCAATAAATTCCATGAGCTGGCCAACCTTTTCAAAGAAAAGAACAAACAATATGGTGATAAAGACCAGCTGGCGAATTTTCGCAATGGGGCTATGCTGCAATACGGCGATGATAGCTGGGAACATATGTATGAGACAGCTAAAAGCTACTGCTTAAAGCATGTTGCCCATGTTTTCGGCGCCGGACAAACAATTGATGAAGAAAAAATCAGTGAAAGCCTTGGCGATATTGCCGTATATTGCATCATCATGCAGTACATGGTGGAGAGTAATAAACAGGCTGCAGAAAAAACAAAGGAGAACGACCATGAATAATAAGGAAGCATCAATCAATAAGGTAGACGAATTAGTCAATCGGGCGCAGCTTGCCATCAATGACTGGCAGTGCAGCGGCGAGACCTATTACCTCAGACAAGCACAAGCCAACCTTGGTTCGGCACTGGAGCTGGCCCAATCGGCTCGCACCGCTGACATGGAGGCCGAAAAAGCAGAGGCTTACAGCGTGGACGACGATGACATGACGTTTACTCTGTACGATACACCGGAGGAGGCATTGAAATCTGCGCGCGACAACTTGACAGCTGGTGAAATCGTGGCTGTTGTTCAATGGAGAGAGTCGAACTGGCACCCTGAAATCAGCGTAGAAATGCTTCTCGGCGAATTTGAAGAGGAAGCGTGCGAAGATGGCGGTAGCGCGTCAGAATATTGGAGCGAACGCATTGAAAGCAAGAAAATGGCCAAGGCTCGCGCAGAGCTGGGACAGCGTCTAAACGCTGTCTTGAAAGACTGGATTGACGAGCATAAGCTCGAGGCTGATTGGTACGAGCCGACAGGCATGAAGTTGAGCTATCAATTCGACGGCAAAAATTTTAAACGCATCTAATTAATCAGCCATCCGCTGCAGAGCGCAGGTCGTAGAGCTGCTGCCTCGCTCATATTTAACTAGCGATTATATACAAGCAATGCAAATGGCGCAGAACAAAGGAGAAGTATTTCGCAATGGTGCGGCCTGCGCTCTGCGGCGGAAAAAGAAGGAGCATGTTACATGGATGACTTCACGATCAATTTTGATATAACGTTCGTTGTGCTGTTAATTGGTCTGGCATTTATTGGAGGCAATGATGAGAAGTGAAAGAGCCTTCGGCGGAACTAAAGTATACGGCATAACAGTCGACTGTCCTTGCAAAGGCTGCGACCTGCGTGGCTGCGGCTGCGCCAGTATATGTGACGCGTATAAAAAATATAAATTCATCCTAACGGTTTTAAATAAAAACCGTCAGGCAAAGGCGCGGGCGGCGTCCGAATGCCGGATGATGCGCGATGAACGCATTGCCGAATGGCGGCGGAACAGATGTTGGCCAAAAGGCTAGCGTAAATAATAGATGATAAAGAATATATGAAGGGAATACTGCGGGGCTGTTCTGCCTCGCAGGTTTCTTCATTATATAATAGAAGTTTTTTGAAGGTCCGCAGAGGCCTTTGAGGCTTGTATGTAAGTAATAACAAAGCGACCACAAAGAATATCAGGGGGATAAATCAATGGCAATGAGAGCTAAAAGCGGCATTCGGGAAAAAACATATTATTGCCAAGGTGTCAGCGGAAATAAAAAAGCAGACTACATTGAGATTGATTTGTTTCCGTTTGTTGAGCTGCAATATAAGCCATCTAGAGGCGGCAGGCAGAAGGCAACTACTCCTAAACAGAAGAACCTTAACGATAAAAAGGCACGAAGATATTTTAGGCTGCTGGCCAAAAGCAATTTTGGCAGCAAAGATATACACCTGACTTTAAGCTATGACAATGATAACCTGCCTGGTACACCTGAAGAGGGAGAGAAAAGGCTGCGTAATTATATGCGCAGATTGAAAAGATTATATAAGGCTAATGGCAAAGAATTGAAATACATCTATGTTACCGAGGTTAGCAGCAAGGGAAGAGTGCATCATCATCTGTTGATTAATCGTGGCGTAGACCGTGATGCTATCGAAAAGGCATGGGGACATGGTTGGGCGAACAGCAAGCGTATTCAGGCAGAGCATGGAGGAATTGAAGCTTTGGTATGTTACCTTAGCAAAGATCCTAAAGGCCGCAAAAGATACACTTCGTCCCGTAACCTTGTTAAACCGCTGGAATCTGTAAGCGATACCAAAACAAGTCGTAAGCAATTCCAGCAGCTGACTCTTTGGCCGGAAGACTGTGAAGATATGCAAAAACACTTTGAACAAAAGCGTCCTGACTATCGCATCATCAGCGTGGAGAAATATTATAATGCTGTAACCTGCGAATGGTATATCAGAGCGAAGATGGAGCTTAGGGATGATTATAAGCGCAAGAAGGGAGCAAAGCTACGGAATGAATAAATTGAATTTAATATTAACCATACCGCCTAGCGTCAATCATTGCTATAAAAACTTCACGTGCATGGGACGCCGGAACCGTGTGCTTACGCCATTGGCAAGAGCCTGGAAGGAAGAGGCGTATTATATTGCTAATGCTTTGGCACATCGGGAAGGCTGGCGCGTGCCTGAACCGGAAGAAAAGATTGTGCTGGAGGTATTCGCCTTCTGGCCAGACGGCAGGCGGCGCGATATGAACAACACGCATAAGCTTCTTTGTGATGCCTTAGAGGGCGCATTATATCTTGATGACAAGATGGTGCTCGTGCGTGATATGGATTTTTCCGTTGACCGGAAGAGACCTAGGCTAGAGGTATGCGTATATGTGAAAGACGATTAAAACGCAAAATTTAATCTCTAAGAATATAAAAGCCTAGGAAAATAGCCATAATAAATTTTTAAGTTTGCATGTAGATTATCAAGACCGGCAGGAGGGCAGCGTATGACTAAAGAAGAATTAAAAGAAAAGCTGAAAGGCGCCATGTATGCTCAGCGCACATTAGAGGGAGAATTGGATAAGCTGCAGGAGCTGCGTAGCATTGCGCAGAAGGTTACGCCTGCTTATAGCCAATCGCCTGGCGGCGGCAGCGGGAATGCTCAAAAGCTGGAAAACTCCATAGCAAAAATAATTGAGCAGGAAAAGCTTATTGCTGAGTGCTGCAATGAGCTGTGCGCCCAGCTGGCAGAAGTCCGGGCTTTAGTTGCGTTGCTGCCGATGGGACCAATGCGCCTTGTGATGCAAAGACGTTACCTGAACTATCAGAAGTGGGAACGTATAGCAGCAGAGCTTAACTATACATGGCAACATGTACATAAGCTTCATGCCAAAGGTTTAAACAGTATTCTTGAAAGATGCGATAGAATGCGAGGGTGAATCGGTGCTATAATGTATAATAGCGAAAGCGTGAGAGAAAAGAATAGCGAAAGCCGTTGGCCATTGGTCGACGGCTTTTCTATTGTCTGCGTTTTGTGGACAGATGCCCTAGGTTCTTCCAGGAAAATAAAAAGCCTGCGGGTCGGCGAACTCCCGGAAATTGTCTAGCTGTGAATTTAAAAAATTACATTTCCTTCCGCAGGGCAAATTTCGGACATGCCCTAAAGGCGCAAAATTTTTTCTTGACTTCCACTAATACGCAAAAATTTTTCGTCGACAATTTCATAGTCTGTTAGGAAAGCAAAAAGCGGAAATTTAGCCTGGACAGCATTTCCACTTTTGCCATTCTCAATTTCCGCACCGCCTGGGCTGCAAAATAGCCTGAAGCGGTGCATTTTATTAGCGGATTTGTATTGCCTACAGTGGACAAACAGCAAAGGAGGTGATGTTCATGGCGAAAAAAATAGTACCAAGAGGCTCCGGCGCGGAGCTTGCACGCCTGCTGGGCATCACTGACAGACGTGTGCGCCAGCTGGCAGATGAAGAAATACTAACCAGAGAAGCTGAAGGCGACTACCTTCTGCCGGAGGTTATCGCTGAATACTATGCCTATAAATACAAAACTGATGAATCAGTTGACCTGATGAAGGAAAAAGCTTTGCATGAAAAAGCTAAAAGAGAGTTGGCGGAAATCCAGCTGGCTCAAAAGCGGCGCGAGATGCACGATGCTGCAGATGTAGAGGCTGTCCTGACGGAAATACTGGTCAACTTCCGCAATCAGATACGCGGCATTCCGTCGAAGATGGCGCCGCTGCTTTTTGGAAAGAGCAAGCCGGAGATTGAAGAGCTGCTGAGCATGGAGGTTGAAGGACGTTTGGAAGAAATCAGGGACTATACACCGACCATGTTTGATGCTGTTGATGAGAAGGAGGGCGATTAGCATGTGTGCTCAGAAAACAGTATTGCTTTTGCGCCACATTTTCAACAATGGCCTTAAGCTGGCACCCAAAACTACTGTCAGCGAATGGGCAGATACCTACCGCATGCTGCCGCAGGAATCAGCAGAACCGGGCAGATGGCGTACCGACAGAGCACCTTATCAGCGCAGCATCATGGATGCCTTCACGGATAAGGGCGTGCATCGTGTTGTTGTCAAGAGCTGCTCGCAGGTGGGAAAAGCCTTAGACGTAGATACGCCTATTCCTACTCCTGAAGGCTGGAAGCGAATAGTGGACCTGCGAAAAGGCGATAAAGTATTCGATGAGACCGGAAGCCAGTGCAGTGTGCTTTGGCGTTCCGAGATAATGGAGAACCACGATTGCTTTGAGGTGAAATTTTCAGATGGCTCTACTGTTATAGCTGACGCTGATCATAAATGGTATGTTGAGCCGAACAGGCGTAAGCCTTGTGTATTAACAACTCGCGAGCTGCTGAAAGACTATAAATCAGGTAGCTATAATACATATGCTATTCCTGTAGCTAAGCCGCTGCAGATGCAAACGAAGGAATTACTGATACATCCGTATCTCCTTGGTTTCTGGCTTGGCGATGGCAATTCTTATTCAGCACAGTTAACCGTGCAGGCAAAAGATATCGAGATTGCCGGATATATTGAAGCAGAAGGCTATAACGTCATTGTTAGGAATTTTAAGGATAAACCGAACGTAAAAAACGTGCAGGTTGACCCACTTGTTAGTAGTCATATCTGTCGCAGGGGGCATGATATCCGCGTAACAGGGCGGACAAAGGATGGCCGTTGCGCTGAGTGCCATAGACAGATAAGCCTTCACAACAAATGGAAAGGTGTAAAAGATATACCGGTTGATGAGGTCATCAATGAAAAGCATACCCTGCGCTCTAAACTGGCGCAGCTGAATCTTATTGGGAACAAACATATTCCTGCTATTTATCTGCGCTCTGATGTCAAGCAGCGCTTTGAGTTGCTACAAGGTCTGATGGACTCAGACGGCAGCATTACGAAGAAGGGGCGCTGTGAGATAACGCTAAAATCAAAGATACTTATTGATGGTGTATCTGAGCTGCTTCATAGCTTGGGCATCAAACATACAGTGAAAGCAAAAACCGCTATTTGCAGCAACTCGCCAACTAAGGCGCGTTCGCAGGTTTGGCGTATATCTTTTCTTGTTTATGAGGATACACCGGTATTCAAGCTTAAAAGACAATTGGAACGCCATAAGGCAAGAGAAGGCTGCCGAACAACGGAGACTGAAAGACGCAGGATTGTAGCTATTACACCGGTTACATCCAGACCGGTGTGCTGCATTGCGGTTGATTCTCCAAATCATTTATACCTGGCTGGCAAAGCTATGATCCCTACACATAATTCCGATATCATGAACAATGTCATTGGCCGCTTTGCGCAGCTTGACCCCTGCACCATGATGATGATTCAGCCTACGTTGAGCGACGGCGAGGATTTTTCCAAGAGCCGTATTACACCCATGATTGAAGCTACCAAAAGCTTGAAAAGCATTTTCCGTGAAAACAAAAGCCGCAATACCAGCAACACTATCATGAGCAAGTATTTTACCGGCGGCAGGCTGATTATAGCAGGTGCGAACGCCCCGAGCGGTCTTGCATCAAAGCCTATACGTATTTTGCTTTGCGACGAAGTGGACCGCTTCCCGGATAGTGCCGGCGTAGAAGGCGACCCTGTTGATTTGGCGGCGAAGAGAACCACCACCTACTTTAACAGGGTGATTGGCCTTTTCAGCACACCGACGATAAAAGGCACTAGCCGTATTGATGACGAGTATATGACCGGTACGCAGGAGGAATGGCAGCATCAGTGCCCGAATTGTGGCGAATTCCACCTTCTTACACACCGGCAGATGCTTGCCGACTTCGATAGCAGCGAGGAACATAACAAAAAGCATGTTGTGGTTAGGTCGGTGAAATGGATTTGCCCTGATTGTGGCTTTGAATTTAGCGAGAACGACATGCGCAACGCCGCGCAGAAGTATGTAGCGCAAAACCCTGCAGCTTTTGCCACCGATACGCGCAGCTTCTTCGTGAATTGCTGGACAAGCCCCTGGATTAGCTGGAACGATGTCATGAAGGAATGGCTGGAGGCAGAAGGCGACCCGGAACGTGAGAAGGTAATATACAATACTCGCTTCGGTGAATCTTACGAGCGCAAAGGCAATTTCGAGAGTGAGGATATCTTCATTAAGCGGCGCGAGGATTATGGCGCTGAGCTGCCGCAAGGCGTTCTGCTGCTGACGGCGGCGGTGGATACGCAGGATAACCGCCTTGAATATGAAGTTGCCGGCTGGGGGCATGGTGAAGAACGCTGGGGCATACGCAAAGGGGTTATCCTGGGCGTTCCCGACACTCCCGAGGTATGGGAGCAATTAGACCGCGTCCTGGACAAAACCTATAAATTTGCCAATGGGCGAGGGCTGAAAATTGCCAGAACCTTTATTGACTGCGGCGGTCACTATACTGATTACGTATATGCCTACTGCTTTAAGAATCGTTTCCGTCAGCGCTTTGCTATCAAAGGCTCAAACATGGCCAACGAAGACCTTGTTGCCAAGATTGGCAAAAAGCAGATGCGCAACAGCTCCATTCCTTTGGTGTTCATCGGCACGGATACGGGCAAGCAGCAAATCATGGACCGTCTTAGCATTGAGGTCCAGGGAGCCAAATACATGCATTTCCCTCTGGACGATAAGCGTAGGATGAAAAAATTCGTTGAAGCGCTGCAAGGTCTGGTAAAAACTGACGCTAAGAGCCTGAGCAGTGATGCTGTCATAGAATCTTATGCCAATCGTGGCTATGATCGCATTTATTTTCGCGGTCTGATTTCCGAGGAGCTGGTGCCGCGTAAGAAAAACGGCGTAGTTGTTTTTCAGTGGACAAACATAGCCAAGGACAAGCGCAATGAGCCGCTGGACCTTGCGGTATATAATCTTGCCTGCATGCGCAGTATTGCACCTAACTTTGAAAAGCTGGATGCTATGCTGGCGCAGGGCAACAATGGTGAAGCAGGTGGGGTGACGGCTCCTGCACCTGCTGCCAAGCCGCAGAAACGCTATGGCTGCATTAAACGAGGAAGGAGAGCAGAATGAGCAATGCATTGAACGAACGCTATCGCCAGTACCTGAAGGCGGAGCAGGCTATTTTGGTAACCGGCCAGAGCTACCGCATTGGCAATAGGCTGCTGACACGCGCTGACCTTAGCGCCATTCAGGCTGAAATAAATCGCCTGCGAGCCATGGGGGCTACTGAAGACGATAATGCGCCTGCATCTGAGGGATATAGGCGTGCAAAAAGAGTGCTTTTCCGTGATTAGCGCTCAAATAAAACAGGAGGCTACGAAATGAGTAAGAAACGTACACCCTACAATCGTAAGGCCAGACATCCTACTGACCAGACTTTAACACAAGAGCGACCCACTGGCATCATCCTCAGACCTGTGTTGAATACAGGCTACAGTAACGGTGGTGCCAGTGCCGAAAAACAAGCTATGCGTGGCTATTGGCCGATAAGGTCCAGCCCTAAAAGTGATGTTGACGTAAATCTGAACATCCTGCGCAACCGCAGTGCTGATATGGCCATCAACAGTCCCGTTGGCGCTGCTGCCATCAATCGCTACAGGACGCATGTTGTTGGCGCTGGCCTTGTGCCTTCACCTTGTCCGGATTATCGTTTGTTAGGCATGAGCCCGGAGGAAGCTGCTGAATGGCGCAGGCACACTAAGGCAGAGTTTAATATGTGGGCGCAGAGCGTAGAGTGTGACCTGTATCGCAAGCATAACTTTTACGATATGCAGGATATTGCTTTTATATCGTCTATTGTGGACGGAGATGCCTGGGCGGCGATTAAATATCGTAAGGCCTTAGGCGATAATCCTTATACAACCAAGATACAGCTTTTTGAAGCAAGCCGTGTCTGCAATCCTAATACCTATAGTCTTATTGGTGCGCTTAATGAGGTGGAGGTTCGTAATCCCAAGAATGGCAACAGGATTATTAACGGTGTTGAAATCAATACGGATGGTGCCGTTGTAGCCTATTGGGTTGCTGACCGGGTGCCTTATGACCCGACGGAAAACAGGAATATAAAATGGGTGCGCGTAGAAGCCTTCGGGCGCAAAACAGGTGCGCCGAACATCCTGCAAATCAGCCATGAGGAAAGGCCGGAGCAGTACCGCGGTGTGCCGATTCTGGCACCGGCCATTGAAGAATTGAAGCAGATGCACCGTTATAGCACAGCGGAGCTTACTGCTGCAATCATCAAAAGCTATTTCACTTTGTTCTTCAAAACGAAGGACGCAGGCGAAGGCCTTCCCAACGCTTTGCCGGAGGCCTTTGGCGAGAATGAAAAGGTTGCTTTTGACCAATATACCTTTGAGTTGGGTGCCGGCACGATGAACGAGCTGCCTCCTGGCTATGAAGTACAGACTGTGGATGCAAATCGCAGCTTGTCCACCTTTGAGGCCTTCGTTAATGCGCTGATTGCTCAGGTGGGCGCGGCGCTGGAGATTCCTTCAGAAGTGCTGCTGTCACGCTTCCAAAGCTCGTACAGTGCTGCACGCGGTGCCTTGCTGCAGTTTCAGGCGGTTGCCAAGAAGCGGCGCATTTGGTTCGCAAGGGATTTTTGCCAGCCGGTGTATGAACGCTGGCTGGCTGAGGCGGTAGCTATTGGACGCATTCAAGCGCCTGGCTATTTTAGTGACCCGCTGCTGCGTAAGGCGTGGAGCCGCGCGTCCTGGTATGGTCCGACTATGGGCATGCTTGACCCGGTGAAAGAGGTTCAGGCCGCCAAGCTGCGTGTTGATTATGGCTTCAGTACCGGTGAACAGGAATCTGCTGAAATCACCGGCACGGAATACGAGGAAAACATTGCGCAGCTGCAAGCTGAACATAAGCATTGGCAAGGCAATGGCCTCAATTATCCGCTTCATCAGAATGTAAAGACTGAGGAAGGAGGTGAAAACGATGGAGAAAAGTAAACCATTTTGGAAGATTATCAATAAAGCATCCGAAAATACTGCTGAGATCCGTATTTATGGCGATATCGTCAGCGAAAAGCCTTGGTATGACAGCAGTGGCGATGTTTGCCCAATAGGCTTTGCTGATGCGTTGACTAAGCTGGAAGGTAAGCCGGTCTGCATCCGTATCAACAGCAACGGCGGCAATGTTTTCGCTGCACACGCCATTGCCAGCCAAATAAAGTCTTACTCCGGTGATACCACTGTAATGATTGACGGTTTGGCGGCCAGTGCTGCGACAATCATTGCTATGGCCGGCAAAAAAATCCTTATGCCGGTCAACGCTATGATGATGATTCATGACCCCATGGTCTGGCTGGCAGAGCCTGCCAACGCTGAACAGCTGGGTAAGCTTATTGAAATGCTCAAGCCTGTCAAGGCTAGTATTGTGGCAGCTTATAAGGAGCGCTGCAAGCTCAGCGAAAAAGAATTGGAGACCATGATGAAAAACAGCACCTGGCTTACTGCTGAAGAATGCCTTGCCAATGGCTTCTGTGACCAGATTCAAGGTAAGGTTGAACCTGTTCTTGACGGCAATGTGCTTGTGGTCAACCATGTACGGCATCAGCTGAGCCAGGGAGATGCTGACTTAATTAAAAACAAAATCCACAAAAAGGAGGACAAAACGATGAATGAAAATCTTATGAATGCCGTAAACACTATTTTGAGTGCTATCGGTGTCAGAGCAGGTGAACAGAATGGCAGTGCTGCTCCTGCGAACCAAACCACCGCTCCGGCTAATGAGGAGCAAATCCGCAATGAGGAAAGAAGCCGTTTGGCTGCGCTCAATGCTTTGGATGATGGCAGTGCTGGTGTGAAGGCTGTAATCAATATGGCCATCAAAGACGGCAAGACTGCTGATGAAATCAAAGAAACCATTGATGCTATTAAGGGTGCTCAGCCTGCAGCTCAGACTTCTGCAGCTCAAAGCTTTATGAATGATTTGATTGACGACCAGATGAAATCTGGCTCCGTTAATGTAACCGGTCAGCCTGCTAATGGCCTGACTGAGGCAGAGGAAGATGCCCTGCGTACCGAAAACATGGCTAAAACTCTGCAGAATATGTATGGAGGTAATAAATAATGGCATATGTAACCAGTGAAAAAAGCAATGTGGACCAGCTTATTGGCGGCACCGCTGTGGCTGCTCTTACCAAAAACATTACACTTAAAGGCCTGAGCGCTGAAAAGGCGCTTAAAAGAGGCGCAGTGCTGGCTGTCAGTGAAGGCAAATACCAGATTGTTGATGCTGCATCCGCAACTCCGGCGCTGAAGGTAGCAAACGCTGTGCTGGCCGAAGATGTTGTTGTTGGCACCGGCGATGTAGTTGCTACTGTTTATATTCGCGGCATTTTCAATGCAGAGGAAATGTCTGTTGGCGCTGAATCTGACTCTGTGCAGGCACACGAGGAAGAGCTGCGTGCTGTTGGCATCTACCTGACTCATCTGCAATAAGGAGGAATAAACTATGGCATTTGATATCAATTCTACCCGTTCTTTGCTGGGCGTAATCAATCGTGCATATCCGCCCAACCCTTTGTTAGTAAACACCTTTTTCCCGAACGCTATTACCTATAGCTCTGAATATCTGGATGTGGATTTCAAAAAAGGCGGTCGCTCCATGGCACCATTTGTTGTTCCTGGCTCTCAAGGTGTTAATATGCAGCGTGATGGCTTTGAAACCAAATCCTACAAGGCACCGCTGATGAAGCCTAAGCGTGTATTGACTGCTGAGCAGCTGCAAAAGCGCCTAGCAGGCGAAAGCGTGTACAGCGGTCGCACTCCCCAACAGCGAGCTGAAGAATATCGCGCTGAGGATATCAAGGAATTGACCGATATGTGCACCCGCACTGAGGAATATATGGCTGCAAAGCTGCTGATTGATGGCAGCTACACCATTAACGGTTATGCTGATGATGGCAAAACCCAAAAGATTGACACCATCTCTTTTAACTTTACTCAAAAGCAAACCTTGTCCGGTACCGATACCTGGGATAAGGATACCTCTGATGCTTACGGCAACCTGCAGGAGGCTTCCAAAACCATCCGCCGCAATGCTGGCCTGACTCCGACTATCATGATGTGCTCCGAGGCTACCAGCAACCTGCTGTTGAACAACAAGAGCATTTATGACAAGCTGCTGATTCCGTCCCGCGACAATGCGGCGCTGATGTCCTTCGCACCTAAGATTCAAAGCCCTGAGGTTATGCGCTTTGGCCTGCTGGGTGCCTTAGGCCTGGAGATGTACACCTATGAGGGTGGTTACATCAACAACGAAGGTGTATTTACTCCGTACCTGCCTGATGATTACGTTATTATCGGCGTTGCCGGTCGTGGCAAGCGCTTGTATGGCGCCGTTACCCAGATGGAGGATGATAAGCAGTTCCACACCTATGAAGGCCGTTATGTGCCTAAGGTTACCATGAACATTGAGAATGACTACTGCTCTATTGCTATGCAGAGCCGTTGCCTTGTTGTTCCTGAATCCGTGGATGACTGGTATGTTATCAAGGTTAAATAAGGAGGTAGCTTATGTATATCCTCGTTAAGAAATTCTCTCTGCGTCATAATAACGTGGTTTATGCAGCAGGCAGTGTTGTTGAGCTGCCTGACGACGTTGCTCAAAAGCTGTATGATGATGCTCCGGAAGAGTTTGAAATCATTGGCGAGCATGAGGCAGAAACCACTATTCCGGAAGATGTTGAAATCATTAGCAAAACCGAGGCTGAAGAGCCTGCTTCTGGCAAAAAGAGTAAAAAGCAGCCTGCTTCTAAATCTATCTCTAAAGAGCCTGCTGGCGATGATGAAGAAGTGCTGCCGGCGGTTGATGAAGCCGCTACCGTACAATGAAAGCGCTGAGCTTTAAAGAGCAGATAGCCGTAGATAATGCGGCTGTCTTTCTCAATGATATGGAGTTTGCGGAGCTGCATGATCTGAACGGTACGGAGTGCAAGGCGATTGTGCAGGATATCTCCGTGGCGCAGTCGCTTTCTGTCCAAGCCGGTAAGGATGACTGTTATCCCGGTGTTTATGGCAGTCAGCTGCAGGTTAATTGCCTGAAGGCTGATTTGCCGGAGGTGCCGGTGTATGGCATGCGGTTTTATCTTGACGATAAAATGTATGAGGTTGAAAGCGTGGGCGATGATATGGGTATATTGACAATCCAACTGGTGGCGAATGACCGATGATTAGCATTGATGCTAAAAATTTGGAATACGCACAACGAAGGTTAGGCGGTGCTCCGAAGCAAATAGAACAAGCGGCGGCTAACGCTATCAACTACACGATTACAAAGATAAAAACGCAGACATCTAAATCTATCCGCAAAAATTATCTGGTAAGCGCCAAGAATATTAAAGGGGCGCTGGATGTTAAGCGTGCGTCACGTTCTAACTTGCGTGGCGTTCTTGCTTCTCGTGGCAGCCCATTGCTTTTGACAGCATTTAAGGTAAATGTTAATAAGCGCGGGCCAATAAAGGCGAAAGTACGCAAGCAAACCCGCGTTAAGGCTGTGCCTGGCTTATTTCTTGGTGTATCGCGCAAAGGTTACACTGGTGCAATGCAGCGCACTCAACGCAAAGCACGCTATCCTTTGCGCATTCCTTATGGTCCTAGCATACCGCAGATGTTTGGCTCGGAAAATGTTATCGGTGAGCTTACTCCGTTGGCAGAAGCTACGCTGAATAAACGCTTTTTACATGAAGTAGAATATCGTTTCGGTAAAATATTGACGAAAGCACTCGGTTAGCGAAAACTATGCTTAATGAGCGTTTTTCAAAAATGAAGTAAGGAGCTTTTATGACTACAGTTGAATTAATGGATAACCTGGCTGAGTTTTTGCGCCCTGCAGTTACTGACTACAGCACGCAGCAGCCATCCGGTAAGCGCAGTATTAAGGTATATGCCGGCTTCCCGCCGGCACGCATGAATGCTGATGAACAGGCATCGTTTATCTATGCTCTTGTTACCGCTGCGCAGGACACTGCAGATGGCGATATGAGTACAGCAACGGTAGAAATCGGCTTCAGTATTTACGATGACAGTGAATATGATGATTGGCGCAGCCTCTATAACATCATGGAGCATGTGCGCCAGCATCTTTTAAAACATCGTTTTATAGCTGACAGACATCGTCTGCTGTTTCCTGTGAAAATTGAAGTGCCGGAAGCACAGCCTGCTCCGCAGTGGCAGGGTAAAATTACTGCAATTTATACTATTGGTCAACCTTATGAGGAGGACATATATTATGGCGAAGAATAAGAAAACAGATAAGCTGATTTATATCGGCCCCAACCTGAGCCGCGGAAGATTACTGCAGTATCAGGTGTTCATTGGCGGTCTGCCTGAGCATTTAGATGCAGAATTCGATGAATTCCCTCAATTGGAGAAGTTGTTTGTTTCAGTAGAACAGCTTAACAGAGCGCTTGAGGAAGTTCAACAAACAGGTACTCCGCTGAATAAGTATTATAAACAAGCTATGGAGGTGTAAAACATGGCATATAAACATGGTGTGTATACCAGTGAGGTTCCGACTAGCGTTGTGCCTGCTGTAAACACTGTTGCCGGTCTGCCGGTTGTATTCGGTACCGCTCCGGTACATTTGGTGAGTGAGCGTGCTCAGACCAACAAACCCATTTTGTGCTACAGTTACGCTGAGGCAGTACAACAGTTGGGCTACAGTAAAGATTGGGCTAAATACACTCTTTGCGAGGTAATGTACAGCCAATTCGCATTGTATAATCGCGGTCCGGTGGTTTTTGTAAATGTATTAGATCCCAAAACCCACAAGAAGAGTACTAGCTCCAAAAATGTTACAGTGACAAACAAAGTTGCAAAAGTAGATGCTCCGGTTCTGCTTGACACTTTGCAGATTAAAGCATCTACGGCCGGTTCTGCATTGATTGCCGGCAGCGACTATGAAGCTGCTTATGATGACGATGGCGTATTGGTTATTACGTTGCTTGATGATGGCACTGCAACTGCTGCAAGTAATTTAACACTTACTTATGATGAGATTGATGCTGCAGCAGTAGACGCAGATGACATCATTGGCGGCATCAATGTGAGCGATGGTTCTGTCAAAGGGTTGGAATGTCTTAACAAAGTATTCCCGATTACCGGTCTTGTGCCCGGCATTGTATTGGCTCCCGGTTGGAGTGAAACTCCGACAGTAGCTGCTGTGATGAAAGCCAAAGCCGGTAACATCAACAGCCATTTCAAGGCGATTACGCTTAATGACGTACCGACAGACAGCGTCAAAAAGTATACCGACGTCAAAAACTGGATGAATCAGAACAGTTACAATGACGCTTCTCAAGTGGTATGCTGGCCTATGGTTAAGATGGGCGATGATGTTTATCACATGTCTACCCATGTTCTTGGTGTTATCTCAACTGTTGACAGTAATAACGATGATATTCCTTACGAAAGCCCGTCTAATAAAAGCATGCAGATTAACGGCTGCTGCTTAAAAGATGGTACTGAGGTAGTATTAGGACCTGATGAAGCCGGGTATCTCAACGGCCAGGGCGTTGTTACCGCGCTTAATTTTATCGGAGGCTGGAAATGTTGGGGCAATCGCACAGCCTGCTATCCGTCTAACACCGACCCTAAAGATGCCTTTATCTGTATTCGCAGAATGTTTAACTGGCATGCGCAGACTTTCATTCAAACTTATTGGGCGAAGGTAGATAAGCCAATCAACAAACGCCTGATTCAAACAATTCTGGACAGTGAAAATATGCGTTTAAACGGCCTTACCGGACAAGGTGTCATTTTGGGCGGCCGTGTTGAATTTCGTGATGATGAAAATCCCGTTACCAATCTTATGGACGGCATCATTAAATTCCACACCTATCTTACGCCGCCTGCCCCGGCGCGTGAAATTGAAAACGTGCTCGAATATGATCCTGCGTATTTTGAAACGCTGTTCAGTTAATAGGGAGGCGAGATAGATGGCAAATGTACCTGAGAAACTGATTAACTTTAAAGTTTACCAAGATGGTAACGATTTGGTGGGTATTGCTGATGTGCAACTTCCGTCTTTAGATGCTATGACCGAAACCGTTAAAGGTGCAGGTATTGCAGGCGAGTTTGACAGTCCGGTGCTGGGGCACTTTGGCAGCATGGAAACAGTGCTGAACTGGCGCACATTGGAGAAGCGTAACATCATGCTGGCAATGCAGACAGGCGTAAATCTTGACCTGCGTGGCGCACAGCAGATTTATGACAGTGCCAGCGGTAAATACAAGGTTGGTAACGTAAAATGCGTTGTGCGCGGTGTGCCGAAGAAAACGGAGTTGGGCAAGTTGGATGTTGGCACGACTACAGGCACTGCGAACACCATTGAAACAGCTTACATAAAAGTTACCATTGATGGTGAAACTGTTCTGGAGCTGGATAAGTTCAACTACATCTGCAACATTGGTGGCGTTGATTATATGGCTGACGTTCGCGAAGCCTTAGGCATGGTATAAAAAAAGCCTCCGGCTGCACGCTGGAGGCTAAATTATAAAAGTTTGGAGGAATGAAAGATGCAAGTAGTTCAATTAAATAATCCTATTATGGTTAATGGCGAAGAAGTTAAGGAAGTTAAATTAGATTTTGAAGCTATCCGCGGTAAAGATTTAATTGCAGCAGAAAAGGAAGTGCGCAAAATGGGCGACACAACTCCGTCTGTGTTTCTGTCCATGGATTTTCAGGCGTTGGTAGCGGCTAAACTGATCGGCGTACCTGTAGAGGATGTTTTGGACATGCCTTCGGCTGATTTTAAGAATTTGGTACTGCCTGTGGCAAATTTTTTGCTGGGCTAGGAGTTGAAAACTCTAAGCCCATAAAAGAGTTAGCTGTAAGCTTGGCAATGGCAACATTTACGTCTGTCGAATTTTATTTAAACCTAGGCTTACTTGAAGCGTTGGAAATTGCGAAAATAGTAAATAAAAAGTCCGCTCAGGCGTGAGCGGACAAAAAAGCAGTTCTAATATCAATCATGGCAATCACCATTCTGTTTATCAACTCTGCGATAATATGTAGATGTTGTGCCATCTGGGTTGACTCGGGTGAATTTTTTTAATTTAGGAATGCTTTTCTTGTAATTAATATGCATTTCTATCATTGCATGTATTGCAACGACAATCATAAATAATATTCCTAATACCATACCGAAGAAATAAATCATAAAAATCACCTCTAAATATATTATATACTTCTTACGAAAGGGGTTCAAGGCTGATGAAAGAATTTACATTTGGCTTTAAATTAGCCGCAGTATTGAGCAACAGTTTTTCTACATCGTTTCAGCAGGCTCAAAGAAATATATCTAATACAAAACAAGAATTAAAGAATTATCAAGCAGCTTGGAAGGGTGTATACAAAGCTCAAAAACAAGGTATACTTTCAGCAGAATCGGCTGCCAATGCATATGAAAGATTATTGGGCAAGTTTCAAAAACTTCCAGCATTACAAGAAAAATATGCTAAGTTGGCAACCAGTTCCATTCAATCTTGGGCACATTTTGATTTAGCTAAAATATGGATAAATTCGTTAGTTCAAATATCAGATAAAGCAATAGCCTTTGAAAGTTCTATGGCTGACGTAAAAAAGGTTGTTGATTTTAAAACTCCGCAACAGTTCAAACAAATGAGTAAAGATGTGTTGGAACTATCAACAAGAATTCCAATGGCTGTTGATGGACTTGCTAATATAGTTGCAGCTGGTGGACAGGCAGGAATAGCTCGAGAAGACTTATTAAAGTTTGCTGAAGCTGCTGCTAAAATGGGCGTAGCCTTTGATATTACTGCTGAGCAGGCCGGTGATATGATGGCCAAATGGCGTACAGCTTTTAAAATGAATCAGGACGAGGTTATTACTCTGGCTGATAAGATTAACTATTTAGGTAATACGACAGCTGCGTCTGCTCCATTAATATCTGATGTAGTTACTCGTATTGGTCCATTAGGAAGTATTGGTGGTGTAGCATCAAGCGAAATAGCTGCTTTAGGTGCAAGTATGGTTGGCTCAGGTATCCAAAGCGAGGTTGCTGCAACTGGTATTAAGAATTTGATTTTAGCTATGGTTAGTGGAGAAAGCGCTACCAAGTCGCAAGCTGAAGCTTTTGCACAAATTGGATTAAATGCTACTGATATGGCCTCCGCTATGCAAAATGATGCTAAAGGGGCAATATTAACTGTATTAAAGGCTATCGAGCAATTAGCACCAGAAAAAAGAACGGCAGTAATGGCTGACCTGTTTGGTAAGGAAAGTCTTAGTGCAATTGGACCTTTGCTTTCAAACCTTAGTGGGCTAGAGTCTAATTTTGCTAAAGTAGGCGACAGTTCAAAGTATGCTGATAGTATGGAACAAGAGTTTTCTGCAAGAAGCCAAACTACTGCGAATAGTATGCAACTTATGAAAAATCGTATAGATAAAGCGCAAATCCAAATGACGTCAGGTTTATTACCGGTGATAGCTATGGGAAGTGAATATTTAGGTAAATTTGCGACAACTATAGGAGATGTTACTGAAAAATATCCTGGATTAACAGGAGGGGTTATAGCTTTAGGCTTAGGATTGGGTGGAATGTACATTACAGTTAGCCTTGCTACTGCTGCTTTTAATACGGCTAAAGCTGCTATTGCTGGGTATGAACTAATTACTAAATCAGCGAAAAATTCTACTATTCTTTATAATATACATGCAAAAGCTATGGCGTTTTCTACCAAGTTGGCTGCTGGTGCTCAATGGCTTTTGAATGCATCTCTATGGGGTTGTCCAATTCTAGTAATAGCTGGAGCTTTTGCAGCGGCAGGATATATTATTTACAAAGATTGGGATAAAATAAAACAGTTTTTTGTCAACCTTTGGGACAGTCCGACAGCTAGAACGATTATGTTTATTACAGGTCCAATCGGCTGGGCGATTGCTGCTGGAACTGCGCTTATTGCCAACTGGGACATCGTCAAGCAGTGGTTTATAACATTGTGGGACAATCCTTCTTTAGCAATACAGCAGTTTGTTAATTGTATAAAAGACAAGTTTTCTGATGCATTCTCTTGGGTACAGGAAAAATGGCAGGCCATCAGCGATTTTATCTCTAAGCCAATCTTCGGCAAGGTCAATATAACTGCACAAGGAAGCAGTGGTAGTGACGTTGCACACAACGCTTCCGGCGGCATCTATGGCAAGGGCGCCTTTCTGACAACCTTTGCTGAGGACAGTGGCGAGTCCGCTATCCCACATACTCCTAATGCGCGGAACATCGGCCTGCTGGCGGAAACAAACCGCATTATGGGCAATCCGTTGGGCGGTGGTGCCAATATTACTGCTACGTTTGCACCAAACATTACAATTCAAGGCGGTGGCGACGAAGGTAAAATCCGCGAGGTGTTGGAGTTGGAGATGGCAAAGTTTAAGAAGATGCTGCAGGACTTGCAGAACCAACAGAGGAGGGTAAGCTATGCGTAAGACTTACACAACTACTCAGGGCGACATGTGGGACTTGATTGCCAAGCGCTTGTATAATGACGAAGCATCGCTAAACGTCCTGCTGGAAGCAAATCAGCGCTATGCTGATATGGTGGTCTTCTCGGCAGGCGTTGAGCTGGATGCGCCGGAGTATACCGCTCCGGTAACATCGATGCTGCCGCCATGGAGGCGCTGAGATGATGGACGCAAGACGTTGCCTTGTAATGGTGAGTTACAACGGCAAGGATATCAGCGCTGACCTGCAGCAATATCTCAAATCAGTAAGCTATACCGACAATATGTCGGGCGAGGCTGACGACCTGCAGCTTACGCTGGAGGATAAAGCTGGTTTGTGGCAATCAGCATGGATGCCGAAAAAGGGCGCGACGCTTGACGTGAGCATCAGGCACATCAATGCAGGTGCTGAGCAGGTCGTGCGTTTCGGTCTGTTTGAGATTGACGAGATAACATCAAGCGGAATGCCTAGCGAGGTGCAAATCAAGGCTGTGAGCGTGCCGGACAACAACAATCTGCGCGGCGCCGAGCGTACACGCAGCTGGGAGAAGGCTGAGCTGAAACGCATTGCTAATGATATTGCAACGGAGGCAGGCTTGACGCTGTATTACGATGTTAAAGAGTATAATCCTGTTATAGATAGGGCAGAGCAGTCGGAACAGTCTGACCTGTCCTTTTTATATAAGCTGTGTGCTGACCATGGCCTGGCTCTCAAAATCTGCGATAAGCAAGTGGTAATTTTTGATGAAGCAGATTATGAAGCAGCTGAGGCTGTGGCGCTGGTGCCTAAGCCAAAAGGCAGTTACTCTGCCGGCAGCCTAAAGGTGCTGGATATGCTGAAAAGCTACAGCCTGCGCAGCAAGGTGCGCGACGTGTATAGGTCCTGCCACGTTAAATATCAGGACAGCAGCACGAAGCAAAAAATTGAGGCAACATTTGCTGCTCCTGATAAAAAGATAGGTAAAACGCTGGAAGTTAATGAGCAGGTTGCGAGTATCGCGGACGCAGAGCGTCTTGCAAAAAAGAAGCTGCGGGAAAAGAACAGCGATGAGGTTACCGGAAGCTTCAGCTTTTTAGGTAATCCGGAGCTGGCGGCTGCTGTGAATATCCAGCTCAGCGGTTTCGGGGCTTTTGATGGCAAGTATATTATTACTAAGGCACAGCATGATATTAGCGGTGGTTATACAACAAGTATTGATGTGAGGAGATGTTTAGATGGATATTAACCAGATAAAAAACCTGATTCGCATTGGTACAGTATCGGCGGTAAATGGCGAATCGTGCAGCGCTCGCGTGGCGTTTGAGGATAAGGACAATATGGTGAGTGCTGAACTACCAATTATAACTATAGGCAGCAGGCAGACGAAAGCCTATTGGCTGCCTGAGGTTGGCACCCAGGTGCTGTGTATCTTTCAGCCAAACGCGAGCGGCAGTGGCATCAGCAAAGGCTTTGTTATAGGAGCTTTTTATAGCACGCAGGATACTCCGGTGGAGAGTGATGCGAACGCGCGCAGCATTACGTTTGCCGATGGTAGCTTTATCAGGTGTCAAAATGGGAATATCGAGATTAATGCCAAAGGTAATGTAATTATTAAAGGTGCTAACATTCTGCTGAACTGAAGGAGGTGATTACCATGCCAAAGGCAACACGATTAGGTGATAACGATACCGGGCACGATACCTGCGCACCTACAGCGCTTGTTACAGCAAGTGCTAATGTTATCATTAATGGCAAAGGCGCTGGCCGCGTTAGTGACAGCTATGCGCCTCATGGCTGCGTGGCACACCCGACGCACAGTGGCGTCATTGCAAGCGGCAGCAGCTCCGTATACATCAACGGCAAGGCTGCAGGGCGCATCGGTGACCCCGTGAGCTGTGGCGGCAGCGTGGCAGCAGGCAGCGGTAATGTGATTATAGGAGGCTGATACAATGCTTGTAGGTTTTATGGCGGATATCCCGTTTGTTGTATCGAGCAGGTATATCCGCACATTTGATGATTATAGCCGCAGCTCCGGCGGCCGTTGGGCTCAGCATGACATCATCGGTGACAAGCCGGTGCTGGAATACTTAGGCTCGGACGTGGAAAAAATCAGTTTTACGATGCAGCTGCGTGCAGATCAGGGCGTCAGCCCCGCTCATGAGCTTAAAAAGCTGCGCAGGCTGCGTGATAATGGCAAGGTTTTTCCGCTGGTCATCGGCGGTAACATGGTGACCAATAATATGTGGGTACTTGAGAACATTGACGAGTCAGTGAGCTTTTGGGGAAAAGCCGGGAGCATGCTGAGCGTCAAGGTCAACGTTACCCTTAAAGAGTATGCGGGAGGTGGCCTGCTATGACATATGATGTTTTGGCCATGCCGGTGCAGGGCATTGATTTTGCCCCAGCATCAGAGACCGCCGAAATCCTGCAGAACATCCGCACGATCATCACAACGACTAAATACAGCGTGCCGCTTGACCGCGATTTTGGCATTGACGCCGATATGCTTGACCTGCCAATCAATGTAGCGCAGGCAAAGCTGCAGTCTGAGATGATTACGGCCATCAAAAAATATGAACCACGTGTGGAGATAACATCAATCAGTTTTACCGGCATGGACGATGGCGTGCTGGCCCCGAAAGTGCAGGTGAGGATAAAAGATGACAACGAGTAAATTAGATAACCTGGCCGATATTGTGTTTGTTGATGCTGATGCCGATGAGGTTGAGAGCTATGTGATTGGCAGATACGAGGCCATTACCGGCAGGACGTTGGCCAAAGGCGACCCGGTAAGGCTGTTTCTGCTGACGATTGCAGCGCTCATCGTGCTGCTGCTCAACAAAATCAATGAGACCGGCAAGCAGAACCTGCTCAGATACGCTACCGGTGATAACCTGGACCATCTGGGCGCGCTGGTAGGTGTTGAGCGCATCCCGGCAAAAGCTGCTGTGACTACCATGCGCATCAGGTTGTCTGCTAAGCTGCAGACAGCAACAATCATCCCTGCCGGTACGCGTTTTACGGCAGGCGATAACGTGTTTTTTGCTCTTGATGCCCCGCTGGTTATTGATGCGGGTGCAACTAGTGCTGACGGCAGCGCAACCTGCCTGACAAAAGGCGAGCTGGGTAACGGCTATGTAGCTGGCCAACTCAAGACGTTGGTTGACCCTGTACCCTACGTAGATAGCGTGGCCAACATCACCACGTCTGAGGGCGGCGCTGAGGTCCAGGCTGATGACAGCTACCGCGAGGATATCCGCCTTGCGCCGGAAAACTTTAGCACGGCCGGTCCCGAGGGCGCTTATATCTACCATGCCAAGCGGGCATCAACAAAAATTGCTGACGTTACGGTATGGTCACCGGAAGCGGGCAAGGTAGAGGTACGGCCGCTGCTGGCTGGCGGGGAGCTGCCTGGTGATGAGATGCTGCAGCGTGTCAAGGCTACCCTGGACGATAAAAAGGTACGGCCGCTGACTGATAATATCAGCGTGCTGGCGCCCGAAAAGGTTGACTATACGATCAGCCTGACCTACTACATCGCCAGCGACAACAAGACGCAGGCAACGGCAATCCAAAACGCCGTCAATGCGGCCGTTGACGATTACGTCCTGTGGCAGCAATCAAAGCTGGGACGCGATATCAATCCGTCTGAGCTTATCGTGAGGGTGATGGCTGCAGGTGCAAAACGCGTGGCCGTGACCGCCCCTGTGTTTAAGGTGACGACCGATACCCAGGTGGCAATCTGCAGCACAAAGACAGCGACGCTGGGAGGGATAGAGGATGCTTGAGCTTAAGGATAATGCCCTGCAACGCATCCTACCAAGCTCCATCAGCGGCGATGCGACGGTCAAGGACATCGTGCAGGCCATCTCCGGCAGGCTGGCGCAGCTGGGTGAGCAGGCTGAACTTGTCCTCATCCTGCCGCGCCTCAAAAAGCTGCCAGAAGAAATCGTCGATGAGCTTGCGTGGCAGTATCACGTAGATTTTTATGACGTGGCAGCCGGCTTAACAAAAAAGCGCGAGCTTGTCCGCAAAGCTATTGCTCGCCACCGTTACAAAGGCACACCGGCGGCCGTCGAAGAAGTCTGCTCAGCGGCCTTTGACTCAGCTGAGGTGCTGGAGTGGTACGATTATGGCGGCGAGCCCTACCACTTCAGGGTGCGCATGGTGCAGGAGTCAATCCCGGACGAGGCTGTCATGGCTGAGATGGTCAAGGCGGTCAACAGCGCCAAAAACGTCAGGAGCTGGCTGGATGGCCTGACATTTTATTATCAGCCAAAAGGTACGGTATATGTCGCTGGCGCAGTCTGCCAGCATAAAAAAATATTTTTCCAGATATAAGGAGGTGAGCGTATATGTTGTGCATAGATTACGACGGGCCGCACAAAAACAGGATAACGCTGACGCGTGGCGACAGCGCCACCCTGAAGCTCAAGCTGTATGACGCGCAGAACAAGCCCGTACTGCTGACCGATGCTGACAGGGCTGTGCTGACAATCAAACAGGATATCGATAGCCCTGCCGTTGTGCTGCAGCTAGAGGCCAAAGAAAAACAATTTGATTTTGCTCCTGCAGATACGGCTGACCTTGACTGCGGCCGATACTGCTATGACGTCCAGGTGACCTTATCTGACAAGGACGTCTATACGGTAATCCCGCCCTCCGATTTTATCCTGGCTAAAGGGGTGACCTGATATGCGTGACGGCGAATTTGCTCATAAAGCCGGCCTTTTCGGGCGCCTTGAAAAAACGAAGGATATCCGCGGCTATATAGGCTGCGGGATAAAAAGAGTCAATGAGCGCCTGCCAGAAGAGGAATATAAGGGCTCCTATGAGGCTGTATCCAGGCCGTTTAAGGACAGCTATCTGGAAACAAAAAACAAACGCCTTAAAGATAACATACATGTTAAAGAGATACCCTATTATGAGACGAGCAATCTTTCTGACGGCGTTACCGTGTACATCGGCAGCGACGTCGAGGTTGAGTAAATTGGAGGTAGCCTAAATGTCAAATTGGGGCAAGCCGGTATTGACCAAGCAGGGCCTTAAGCTGCAGGCCAAGGTCGACGCCGGAAATGCAATGCAGCTTACAAAATGCAGGCTGGGCAGCGGTATGATTGACAGCGGCCAGCAGCTGGAGGATTTGAGCGAGCTGGTGGCGCCGGTACAGACGCTGCCGATTGCCAGCGTGACTTACTCAGACGACAGCCACGCATGTATCATATCGGCCGTTACTGATAACAGCGCTGTCACGACCGGCTATTATCTGAGGGAGTTTGGCATCTACGCCAAAGACCCGGACGACGGCGAGATTTTATACGCTGTGGCAAGTGACTCTGAGCCGGATTTTATTCCAGCAAAGGGGACATCGACTGTCATCAGTCAAGAAATTGGCGTGGCGCTGACGTTTGCCAACGCAGCAAACGTGACAGCGGCCGTCAACACATCTGCCACGGCCACCATCAGCTATGTAAACACCTATGTTACCAATGCAGTCGCGGATTTAAAGGATATGACAGGTGCATCCCCTGCGCAGGGCGGTATCCATGGGCTTGTGCCGGCACCGGGCCGCGGTATTACGAAAAACCGCTTTTTGCAGGCCGACGGAACGTGGGCCTTTGTCAACGAGATGACCGGCGCTTCGGTCGGGGCTACAGGTGCAAGCGGTCTTGTCCCTGCACCTACTGCGGGTAGCAACACACGTTATCTGCGCAGCGATGGCGCATGGGCGGTCATCACTACCGTTAAGGGGGCGACGACTACGGTCAACGGCACCGGCGGCCTTGTACCCGCTCCTGCTGCAGGTAGCAACATCAGATATCTGTGTGCTGACGGAACCTGGAAAGAGGTTGACCTGGACAGCGCCAAAACCAAACTCGTGATGTACTCGTGAGGTGACTTTTATGCGATATAAATTTATTTTAAGCAACACAGCGTATAAGGTCATGCGAGCATCTGATGCGTTTGCGCCGCAAATATACCGCGCCGTCAGTTTAACACTGAGGCTTAAGATGCCGGACGGCACCCCATTAAAAGGTCAGACCATTAATATTAATGGCACGGACATGGCCACCGGGCCGACCGGGCAGGTTATCTTGACAGGCGACATGGGGCTGACCGCAAAGCTCCATATTGTCTACAATGTCACCTACATTGCTGATGTGGAGGTGACGTATACAGCTGCGGCCGTATACGATGTGGCGTTGGAGCAGCATGTAGCCGCTGGCAGCGTAACCATAAGCGAGTGGGCGTTTAGCAGCACCAGCAGCTACGCCAAAAAGCCGTATACGTTGGTCGTTCCGCCGGTTGTAACCGTTGTCAAGATGACCGGTTCTAAACGCAGCTCTGGCACAAAAGTAAAAGCAGGTTATGTCGGTACAAACGGTGAGGCGATACAGCATGGCGATGTTGAGATAGCGTATCTGTCATCCTACAGCGGTAACTCATTTGAAAAATACGTCGGTGTCACGCCAGGCGAGACCTACACGATATACGGCCGTAATGTAGCTGATGGCGCGACAATCGAGTGGTCGGATGAAATCAACACCCATGCCGTTGACGTAACGATTTGAAGGAGGTAAAAAATGGCACAGTCAACAACAAATCTCGGAAAGATACACGTCTTCCCATCAGAAACACTATACAATCAATTTAAAGACATCATTGCTGATAACGATTTGGCATTATTAAAAGATGATGGGGCATATATCGTAGCAGCCTTGTTAGAGCAGAACGGCTATGTAAAATTCTCAAACGGGCTAATTCTGCAGTGGGGAACTACTAAAGAAACTGCGGTGACGTTTCCGATAGCTTTCCGCCAATCCTGCTACATCGTTAATTGCAATGGCTCGGACTGGGGTAGCTCTGGTGGCGCTACTAGCGCAGGCATATCCATCCAAAACATAACCTTACAATCTTTCGCGGTCTATACATGGGAGAGGGGACCATTTCGGTGGTTGGCATTAGGAAAATAGCAGTGGGGAGTTGTTAAGAGCAATGGCGTTTTACAAACATTCCCCTTAGCTTTTGCGACTCGGTGCTTTGCTGTTGCTGTAACAGCAAACATTGGTAGTAGCTATGCTGTTGCATCTAGTGCTTGGGATGTAAATAAAACATCAGCCATATTTTATGTCGATACCACGAATGCACCATCGGCAGGTTGGTATTATGCTATAGGAATATAGCAGTGGGGAATTATCACTTGCACAACAGGCAGAGAAGGCGAATTTATATTCCCGATAAGCTTCACAATTAAATGCCTTGGCTTTATTGCATCTGCAAGTATTCCTGCTGACCGCTGTACAATTACAACAGCTAAATTTATTGCCCACGACATGAATTATGGTGTCGACTATAAGGCGGACACTTTTGGCCTGTTTATAGGTATATAAGCAGTGGGGAACTGCTAAACAGAATGGATATCAAACATCCTTCCCAATAGCATTTCCAGCGCGCTGCTTAGCGGTAGTAGCGACATATGTACTCCGAGAGGACTCGTCATATTGGCAGAAGCCGTTGTCATTACAGGATATCACACGCAGCTCATTTACGGCAGCAACAGCATCAGGCTGGGGCGCAAATGATACCGCTCTTTGGATAGCTGTTGGCATGTAGTGCAGTGGGGAGTTTATACGATTGCCACGAGTAATGTTACCATAACACTGCCTATAGCTACATCCGTGACATATGCAGTGATAGCGGTGGCACGCACAGAAAATAACTATGGCTGCACGGGCTCTCAAAGTTGCCAATACGTCTCAAACGTGACCAACAAGACGTTTCAAGCGGGCTCTTACGATGCAGGTAACGGCTATGCTGGCTTTTGGTGGGTGGCCATTGGCAAAGCCTAAGCCTTACCAAAAAACACTGCTACATACCGACAGCAATATAGTTGATATTCGTACCGCGGTGCGTTGGCCATGTCATAGAGTTGTTGGTTCGCGCAATCCAAGACGTGTTCTCAAAGACAGCGCTGCTCCATGATTCCTGAGCCGTAGTAATACAGTAAAATTTTTGGAATGGTAGCGAAAAATTTAGCGTTGCAGCAGTGCTTCTTCCCCACTGCTAAGCTTTGCACACTGCGAACCATGCGTATGGGGATGGCCCATAATAAACAAACCCTGTACTGCTGTAGTTCCGCACATCAGGAACCGAGTTTGCGCTGGTATCCTTTTTGGCTGCGATTATACTGTACACGGCAGAAACGGATATTGGAAAAGATGTTGTACTAACTCCCCACTGCTCATACGCCAATGGTTATATATCTAAGTTCCGATGCGCTATGTGTATCGACAAATGTTAATTTAGCTAGATTTTCTATTTTCACTGCTGCGTATCCCCAAGATGTACTCATGGCGACACAATAGTATTTTGTATAAGCAATGGGCAGCGTTACAGTATTTTGTTCGGTATATCCCCACTGCACAGAAAGGCTCATAACGTCTTAATTTAAACCTACGCTTATATCATTACACCTAAACCATTAAAAAATCGCCCACAGGCAAAATCTGTGAGCGTAGAAAGGAAAAAATATGAACGATAAAAGAGTAAATCAATATCTTATCCTGCCGGAAAACGGCAACAGAAAAAATACCAAATTAGCTGTAGAGTACAGCGAAGAGCAAATCGCTGATTACCTCAAACAAGGCTATGTTATCGTAGGCAACGATGATTTTAACAAGCTCATTGGCAATGCTGACGGCGAGTACCTCATTGCTGATGACGGCAGTGTTTATCCTAAACCTGCACCTACAGACGCAGAGCTGCTGGCTGTTGCAAAGCCTGCCAAAATCGCAGAGCTTAAGGCTGAGCGTGACAGCAAAGAGGTTGAGCCGATTACCTATAACGGCAACAGCTATGATTACGATGGCAAAGCGCGCGAGCGCATCAACGCTGCCATCATTGCCTTAGACGTACAGGGAGCTGATGCATCCATTGACTGGACAACAGCAGACAATCAAGATGTTAAGGTTACCGCTAACGATTTACGTTGCGTAATCGCTGCCGTCGCACAGCGCTCAAACGCCTTGCACGTGGCGTATAGAGCCGCTAAGGATAAGGTAGAGGCTGCGACAACTGTTGCTGAGGTTGATGCTGTTACCTTAAACAACTAAAACGGCTCAAAACCTTGCTGTTACGGCGTTTGTGGCACATCAGGCCGATGTCGGCCAACGTGTAACACGTTAGCAACAGTAATCCCTCGATGCAGCAAGGTTTAACAGCGCCAGCGCCTACCGAATAAGCAACACGTTAGCAACAAATCATATTAAATCTATTGCCTTTTTTAGCTCGTGCAGGCTCTTATGCGTGTACACGCCTTTTGTCACGCCCTGGCTGGCGTGGCCTAAGATACGCTTGACGGCCGTCTCGTTAGCTCCGGCGTTGTCGAGCATCGTGGCACAGGTATGGCGGCACTCATGCGGCGTGTGATGACAATTAGTCGCGTCCATGACATTGTCAAATCGCGTCCGGAAACGATGATAGGACAGAGCAGCGCCATCATCTACAGTGATGAGCGTTTTGCCTGGCTTATCCATCCAGGCACGGAAATAGGGCAGCGCCTTGCGGCTTATCGGCACAGCCCTGTTGCGGCCAGCCTCAGTCTTGCTGTCACGGACGATAAAGTAACGCTGCTTGAGCTTGACGTCACTTTTCTGGATGGCCAGAAACTCGCCCGGCCGCACGCCGCTGTAACACATCATCACGATGCACATCGCCCAGCACGACAGCTCAGCATCACTGTTGGCCAGTTTCTTTACCCGGTTAAGCTGGCGGGTGATAAACGGCTTTTTGGGATATTTGGTAACCTTTTTGTCGATGTCGATGTAGCAGGTTATATCAGCCGCTGCCGGTATGATCTTATATTTGACCGCATACTCGTACATGAGATGCATCAGCTGGCGGCATTTCTTCTGGCTGGCATAGCCGATATTGCGACGGCTCATGTCACGGATTACACCCTGCAGGTCGGATATCTCCAATTTTGCAAACGGGCGTGTGTGCAGCTCATGACAATGCTTAAAGGCAACCTTATAGTTGTTGGCCGTTGACTTTGCTATCTTAGGGTAGCGCTCAGCAGCCATCAGCCGATATACCTCAGCAAAGGTTATCGTGGCCGGGGCAAACAGTGACGGTTTTTTGTTGTAGTCGATCAAAAACGCTAAAGCGTCCTCATACGTGGCGTATTGGCCGATTATCTTCTGGCGGCCGTCGATATACTTGCGGACGATGTAGGGGCGGCGTCTGTTGCCGCTGTAACAGGATATTGACCCAAATCCATTAGGTAATTTCATTTTTTTATCATCTCCTATACAGTTAAGTATAGGGCAGAAAGAGAGGTAATTTTTTATGGCAAACAAAAATATTTCTAAGGTCGTTTATGGCGGCAAAACATTGATTGACTTGACGGCCGATACCGTCACTGCTGACAAGCTGCTCAGCACCTATACCGCGCATGACAAGAGTGGCGCTCTCATCACCGGTACCTGCACATTTGATGCAGACACCAGCGATGCTACCGCGGCCGTAGCTGAGATTCTGGCGGGCAAGACCGCTTACGTCAACGGCAACAAGCTGACCGGCGTCATGAAAAACAATGGTGCTGTTACCGGGACCATCAGCAAAAAAACTGACAGTTATACCATCCCCATCGGTTACCATGACGGCTCCGGTAAGGTCAGCATCAGCGCCACCGAGCAGGCAAAATTAATAGCAACCAACATCAGACAGGGCGTTACCGTTTTAGGCGTAACCGGCACCATGAGCGGCACCGAAGGTGCTAAAGCCGAATCTAAGACAGCGACTCCGTCTACTTCTCAGCAAACCATCTTGCCGGACAGCACTAAGGGCTATAACTACATCTCTCAAGTCGTTGTCGAGGCTATCCCCTACAACGAGAGCGAGAACCCACAGGGCGGCCTGACCGTTACCATAGGCTGAGGAGGCTAACCCATGGCAGTGAACAAAGTTATATACGATGGTGCGACGCTGGTAGACCTTACCGGCGACACCGTCACTGCCGATAACCTTGCGGCAGGAGTCAAGGCGACAGGCGCGGACGGTAAGCCGATTGTAGGCCTGCTGCCAAAGGTCACGATTGACAGCCAGCTCAGCGACAGCAGTACAAATCCCGTGCAAAACAAGGTTGTGTATAATCTGGGGTATAAGTTTTTTAGTAGGCTCAACGCATTGGCAGACGTCGCACGTACAGGCAGTTACAGTGACCTTACAGGGACGCCCGGCAATGCGACGGCCACTGCGGCGGGACTTATGAGTGCTGCAGACAAGGCCAAACTGGACAATGTCGACGCTGATGCAGGTGGCGTCAAGCTTATTATCTATAGTTAATTTAGGAGGTTTTTTGGATGAATTACAAATTGTTTTTTGACTCAGCTGTAGCTGCAGGCAAAACCTTGTATACCGGCTGGAGCTATAAGGCAGCCGCAACCGCTATCATGGTACTGCTGCTGCATAAGCACGCAATTTTGTTTTACGCGTTTAGCCTGCTGGTGTTTGTCGACTGCTTTACAAAATGGGTGGCCATCAGCTACGCTTATCTCAAAGCGCAGGGCGTGCCTGACCCAGGCTTTTTAAAATCCGTAATCGGCATAAAGCGCGCCCGTGAGGCTGGAGAAATCAAAAGCGAAGTTATGAAACATCGCTTTTTGGGCAAGATTGCCGTATACCTTGTCTGTGTGATGGCTGCTGCGACTGCTGACCTTATCATGGTCGAGCTGTCTAAACCCGCATGGGCTGTGAGCACAATTATCGGTTATCTGACCGCGACGGAGCTGCTGAGCATCGTGGAGAACCTCAACGCAGCTGGCGTGGAGGCTGTGCAGGGCCTCATTGACACAATCAAGAAAAAACGTATCTAAAAAATATACTTGCGGAAATCCGCCGAAAATTGTAAGTACACTAAAAAACGGCCAGTGAACAATTCAAATTTAGCTGTTTGCTGGCCGAAAAGGAGCTGATTAATTATGAGAGTATTTTTAAATCCCGGCCATCATCCGGGCATCGACCCCGGCGCTGTCAATCGCGGCTATGGTGTTACCGAGGCTGATATTGTCCGTGATGTAGGCGCGCTGGTGGCGCAATATCTGACGGCCGCTGGCTGCGAGGTCAAGACCGTACAGAGCAACAACCTTGCCGGCGAGGACCCCGATTATACCAACGTATGCCTCAGCGCCAACACTTGGCCTGCTGATATTTTTGTAAGCTTGCATTGCAATGCGGCTACTCCTGCAGCACAGGGCACCGAGGTGCTGGTGTATAACAAATGGAGCCCTGCCGATACGCTGGCAGGCTGTATCCTCCGTCAAATCACTGGTAGCTTAGGCACAGTAGACAGAGGCGTCAAGGTTCGTCCCGGTCTCATCGTCCTTAACTCCACCCACATGCCCGCCGTCCTGGTCGAGATGGGCTTTATCACAAATGACAAGGATTGCCGGATGTTGATTGACCAGCAGGACGAGCTGGCTCGTGCCATCGCACGCGGCATCACCGATTACATCACAGAGAGGGGAGAGTGA